AGCCTGCAATAACTCATTGGCCTGACGTATCCAACCGCTTGTAGGTTTTCGTAATATCACATGCTTGTAGTCATCTTTATTATATTCATTTTTAAAAGCAGTTAAATTGGCCTGATACTCCTCTGGCCTATCAAAAGGAACTTCGATCTGTTTTAACTTTATCTTTTTTTGTTTAAACGTTTCGCTTTCGTTGCATGCTTGCAAAAATTGTACCCCTCCATTGTAATCCCCGCATACAGCAATAATATTAAAATTTTGTAAGCAATAAAGAAAATATCGAATATGGTGCTTCAAAGAAGTCCCGGCCAAAGCGTAACTGTGCACCAGCGTTGCTCGCTGCTGCTCTTCGTTTAATTTCAAAATTTGAATTGCAAAATCATCCGAACTCTCCGTTTGAGACCATGACGGATCAAAGGCTAAAACATATTGTGCGTCCGGGTCTCCTTTAATTTCAATAGACGGAGACTCTCCATCTGGAACTGTACATAGTGCCATTTTGCTGGTCTTAAAATAGCCCGCACTATCGTCAGTAAACACCGCCCCAAACTCTCGCTCAAACTGAGAGGTACTCATGGTAGTTTTAGCTTGATTGAGTAGATTTTGATCATAAAGCTGTGTGGGCGCACAGTCATAAGAAAAATGCATAATGCACCTAGAAGCCTTATCTTTTTGTTCTTTTCTCGTAATACTCAGCTCAAATTGTTGATATAACTTATAAAGATATTCGAATTTATAAGAAGCTGATGATAGAGCTATCAGTTTATTGTTAGGCCAGATATGTCTTTCCCTCTCTTTCATTTGACCCTCTTCTATCAACTTAGTTTCTAGTTTATATAGATCATCGCGTTGGGTAGGGTTTGTAACAACCGATAAAAAAGGAACAATAACTTCGTTATAAATCCTTTCGGGCATTAACAAAAACTCATCAATGATAATACGATGAAACCTAAAACCACGCAGCTTTTCACCGTCCCCCAATGGCAGCGCTCTAATACGGCTACTACCAATCTCCATCAACCATTCGTCGTTACTCTTAGAAACCTTAGTGATGCACTGGCTAAATAAGCCTGCGTCCGGATGCATAGAAATATCTTCAATTTTTTTAAAGATCATTTTTGCTTGCCTAAAAGATTTGGAGAGTATACCAATTTCTACCCCTTGATTTAAGATAGCATCCAATGCAGCGAAAACACCCGTTGTGAAAGACTTGGACATTCCTCGAGACCATACTCCTAAAAAATAATCCGTCTCAAACATGCTCTTAACGGCCATATGCTGAAAAGGAAAAAGCTTAATCCCCATCATAAGTTCTGCCGTAAAAGTCATGTTGTTCCTTAAGAACTCATAAAGAGCAAGCTTAGCTTCCCTTTCTTCTATGAACCCTTCGATCTTTTTCAGCTCTTCGTTTGAGCGACATCTCCTCGGAGGCCTATTCTGTGTTCCTTCTATCCAACTCATGATCTAAAAAATATTGCATATCCGTATCCCACACTTCTTTACCCCTGTAAAGCAACCTAGGGATGATTTCCTCTGAGGTTTTCCGGCTCCCGCTAAATAAAAACTGACAGTGCCCCTGAAACTCATAACTTAAATCTCTAACCCTCTTCAAGATAAAATCAATATTCGCGGCGCGCTTAAACGCCCGGCTTGCCTTAATCATTTTTTGCGGAGTGGATTCGATAACTACAAACAAATAAGAATCTAGCTCCTTAACCCTCTGCAACTCTCTTTGAAAACGCTCATAGTTTTGGTTACTTAAAGTGGCATGTAGATCAGAGCCTGACTTGCGATCTACATAAGTATAAGAGTAATGATCACCAAAAAGAGTATAGTCCCCTACATCTAACTTATGAGCATCAGTCCGAAAAGAAAAGCTAAGCGGGGACTGCTCTCGCGTATCGATAGCGATCCTTAGATCTTCAGGAAGCGTAAAAGTAAAAAAATTCTTAGGTAGCCTCTCTCCGTATAAGGGACGCAGGCCAATCTTTTTTACAGCTTCATTATAGCTACCAAATATTTTTCTGTAAGTATCGATATCTGGTAAAAAACAACTTTTAGCCTCCAAGTGGAATGGGGCGTAGCGCCTGTCTTTTTTAAGTTGTCTTTTCTCAATCAACCCTAAAATATATTCTCCTACTTCTGGCGCAGGAGCATTAGCACACCATTTTTTAAGTTGTTGCTTTGTTGAAAAATCCCTCTCAAAATACTCTTCAAATTTTTTAAACGGCAATGGCTCTCCGGTAAGTTTATTCGAGCGCGGATAATGAAGGGTATAATACTCTGCTAAAGATAAGCCGTGCTGTTTTAGGTGTTTATGTAGCGACCCCCTCCCTTCAAACTCCTTCTTGCACTCTGCGCAACGAAATATTTTTTTACAGACTCTCTCCATTACACAATATCCTGTCTACTAATACCTAAAACTCGAGCTTTCCAGTCCTTCATTTGCTCTATCTTATCTGCCTCTTCTTCGACAGATTGTTTTTGCATATCTGCCATTTTGATCATTAGGCGCCGCTCCTCCTCTTCTTGAAAAAGATGCACTAACGCTAATACTGAAGCATTGCGTTGATGCTGGTTGGCGACCCTTTTAGCTCGCTCACCGTTCAACTTAGCGATCATTTTGTCAATACGATTTGTACATTGATTATATTCTTCGGATTTAGTTTTTAGCATCTCTGTTAAGCGCATAGTTAAATCATTTTGCCCCTCAGTATCATCAAACATCAAATTAAGTTTTTGTTTTTGCTGCTCAATCTCTTTTAGGTTAATATAGTCCATGCATACATTGATATATAAATTCAATTCATCTGCGGTTAAATCCGGTTTATCCCACGTAGATCTTATATATTCTGATTCTAAAAGCTCTCGGTTTTGCTTGGTGGAATAAGCGTTGATAACCTGTACGAACCTAGGGGCGGACAAATAGGTCAGCAATCTTTCAAGGCATTTTCTGTCAGAAACGTTTATCTTCTCTATGTCAAATGTCTTAAAAACTACCTTATTAACCTTTTTGATCACAGTTGTCATAATCTTGGGTGACACGTAGCGGTCTCCCACTATTTCGTCCCGAAGGTTAGTTATTTTTGGAAATTCTTTATTAATAAAATCAGACAATGCGATAAATTTTGCGCTTTCGTAAAAACCTCTATGGTTTGTTTGTTCTGTCCATAAGAGTTGGGCGACTTCCCGTTTAGTCATCTCTGCGCAATAGTGACGGTGCACAAAGTCCTTTTCGCTGTCCTGTAGAAAATACTTGCTACTTTTCTTCTTGACCTTCGTGCGGTATTCAAATCCTTTTTCTACCCAAAACCTCCTTAGCGCTCGCCCACGGATCGTACTCCCTTTTTCGTTAGGATCGTCAAACAGCCTTTTTGCAGCCTCATTTAAATCTCCATCTAACTCTTTAAACAGTTCGATGCCAGTTTCTTTTTCTTGTTTTGAGAGAACGTAATTACTCATAAAAAATATCCTCTTTCTCTATAATCTTTTTGGCCATATTTTTATATTGGTTTTTTAAATTTTTAATTTGCTTGTATCCCGCTTTTCTCCCCTTCTCGTTGCTTTTATACCCTAAGATTCGTGCGACCTCATCTTCGTCTATACCATCTATGAACAACATTTTGTATACAAAATAATGCCGCGGAGTTAGATTTCTCGCCATTTTAGAGTGAAGGGTGAATGTTGCTCTGCTTATATCGAAGTGATCTGAAGGGACCGTGCTTTGGGTGTAAGCATGGAACTCTAAGGAAAGGGGCATCTTTATGTCATATGCATTTTTTTTTGTTTTTTCCCATTTTGCGAAGAGGTCGCATTCGTTACTCTGTAGGCCGCTGGGCGTTAAAGCGCATAGGGCTGAAATTTGATCTCCGCTTTGCTCTTTTGATTGGTTATGCTCGCAATTTAGACATGGCCGCGCAAAGTTAGAATAATTGTTTCGTAAAATGTTTTTTAATTGATTTGAAATAATCTTATTCACCCACGGTTCAAGCGCTCGGACCTGATCCCACAGGTGCCATTTTTTAAAAATATGAGCGCGAATAATTTGAGCTACGTCGTCAAAGTCAAACCACGCAATGGCGTGCAAATGCCATTTGTAGTATCTTTTACGTATCTCGTTATCTATTACATCTGCTTTATCTTCGTACTTTTTACGTTCATCCATCCTCAGTTGTTGATGGCTCTCGCCTAGATGATGCGCATTCTGCTACAGATTGAGAAAGGAGCTGTTTTTTTGTTTGTGCTTTGTGCCCTTTGATCGAAGCAGGCGAGCCGCTTTCATGAGCTGGCGCCATAGGGCTATCAAACAAATTCCCCAGTGTAGTCTTGCTACCGCGATCCATTTCAATAGAATAATCTAATTTTCTAAGTTCAGGGACGACCTCAAGACCTTCTTCTTCATTATCTTTAGAAGCTACTGCGGTCCCCATCTCAAATTTCTCCCCACAAGTTTGACAAAACTTTGGTTTGTTTAAGGTGTAAGCCGCTCTAGCTCCGCATTCAGGACAAAATATACTAGCCATTTTTATATATTTTTAATTTTTGGGATGTTTTCAATTTTATTTACTATAAACTTTAGAATTTCGCTTCTAAGTATATCCTCTTTGGTGAACTCAAAACAATGAATGCCCTCGTCTACGCTCTCCTTATCGTTGAAGGCTTTCCACATTGTCCGAAATCCGGTTTTACCGTTAATGTCTGACTGCAGAGGGTCTCCACAAACGAACATTTTTGTATTTTTTCCAATCCTTGTGACCAGAGTAACAAGTTCTTTAAGGGTAAAATTTTGAGATTCATCAGCAATAACCAATTTGTTAGACCAACTCGCACCTCTTAAATAATTAACAGGGGCGGCTGAAATAATCTTTTCGTCTGTAAGCATTTTAATTTGATCGCTTGATAAAATCTCTTGCATCTTATCTGTTAACGGCATCATAAACGGATGAAATTTTTCTCCCACATCTCCGGGCAAATGCCCCAAACCTCTATCTGCGCTTTCCACGATGGTTCGTACATAAAAAATGTCTAAATCATTGTTGTCATTAAAAAGCCTCAGCGCTGAGTATACCGACATAAACGTCTTCGTGGAACCCGCTGGCCCAGCTATGAACATTATTTTTGTTTTTTCGTCGAACGCTTTATGTAAAAAATCCTTTTGTTTGCCTGTTAAATCAAAATGTTTAAAGTTTAATTTATACTTGTTTTCCTCTAGGGGCAAAATCTTTTCCGTCACTTTAGGTTTCTTACGCCTAGTTGCCATATAATCTTATTATAATTACACTTGACTAAAGGTTTTTCCACATTAATATAAAAGAAAATGGTATTCCACGTACTATCTATCCCAATACACCCTACCTGTAAGGAGATTACAATTTGCGCATTTACTCAAAAGGTTTATAAGTTTTGTTCTGAAATGTTTAAAAGAGGCCACACCGTTTACCATTACGGCCATCCGGACTCTGTCGTTAGGTGCACTAAACATATCGATGTTATTTCCCGCAAAACCTACGACGACCACTTTAAAGGAAAAAAATGGCAAGACTTTTTGCCTCAAAGCATACAAAACAAACTGCACGAAGAGTTTAACCTAAACGCTGCCCGAGAAGCATTAAATCACCGACATGACAAAAATGATTTGGTATTAGCTTTTTG